GTAGACGGTCGTACCCTGCCCTGCGCCGTCGACCGTGGTCGTCGGCACCTGGTAGGTGTATCGCTCGCGCCAGTAGCCGCATCCTGCCATCGTTAGCCCACGCTGTTGGGGTTGTTCATGCGGCGGATCGTGTCGACGTACCAGGTCGAAGGACCGACCGAGTCGTCACCACGGAAGCCGTAGAGGTTCGCCACGCGCTCGAGGAGCGCGACCTTCTCCGCATCGGTGAGGTCGGCCTCGAGCCGGCCGGTAGCGGCCCGGTACTCGTTCCACGCGGCGGCGATCGCGAGCGTGAGCTGCGCGTCGTCCTGCGTGTGGGTGAGCTTGAGCCACCCTCGAGCCTCGGCTACGGTCGGAATCGTTGCCATTAGTCCTCACAGTCCGGGGTAGGCGCCCCCGAAGGGGCGCCCACCCGGCTGGCGATGGGGCGTAATTAGGCCTTGATGACGACCTTGCACATGGCCGAGAGGTCCATGCCCTTGGCGTCCGAACGCATGCGGCTCGAGTAGCGGATGAGGCCGCTCGAGGCCTGGGACATGTCGTCCACCGTGAAGGTGACCGCGGCGCGGTCGACGATGCGGTAGGCGCGCTTGAAGTCGCCGAAGAGGACGGAGACCGTGTTGGCGGTCGCCGCCGTCGGAGCGAACTCCGAGATGTAGACCGGACGGCCGAGGAAGAGGGCCACCGCGCCGTCGCGGAGGATGTTCCCGTTCTCGCCGTTGAGGAGGTACTTGCCGCTTGCGGAGGACTTCACGACGTTTGCCCAGGTCGCCTGGTTCATCAGCCAGGACGAGGACGCCTGGTAGGCCGGGTTCAGCTTGTACGCCGCGGAGACGAGGTCGTCCACGGTCGGCAAGCCGGTCGCCGCGGTCGTGTGGGTCGTCGCCCACGACTCGGCGAACACGCCCTTCGGCTGGCTGGAGCCGGTGCCGGTGGCGTAGTAACCCTCCCAGAGCCGACCGTGAGCGCGGCCGTGTTCCTGGACGACGTTGGACGCGAGGTCCCAGACGGTGTCCTGGAGGGCCTCCTCGGTGATGTCGGTGTAGACGCCGCTCTTGTAGGCGGTGAAGGAGACCTTCGAGGCGCCGAGGTCGCTCTTGTTGTACGCCGCGCCTTCCGAGATCAGCGTCGCGGTGAGGCGGGTCGAGATGTAGGCGACGTCGGTGTCGACGCCACGGGTCTCGACGGTCGCGAGGGTACGCATGACCGACTCCTGGTCGAGCGCCTTCACGACCTCGTTGGAGAGGACGGGCATGGTGGCGCTGGTGCCGAGCGCGGTGTTGGCGCTGCTAGCGGTCGTCATGCCGAGGCTGGTGGCGCGGTTGCTGCGGAAGCCGCCGCGGAACCACTCGCGGGTCTCGTCCTTCGCCGGGGAGGCGACGCGGTTCGAGCTGGTGATGATGGCCGGGGCCTTGATGCGGGCCTCGAGCACGGCCTTCTCGGAGGCAATGCGCTCTTCGGCTTCGCCAATCTCCTCGAGGATGGCAAGCTGGCGCTCGTCGGTTGCGGACGGATACTCGTTCTTCAGCTCGGCGACGCGAGCGCGATCTTCCTTCAGGGGCATGGTCGAATCCTTTCGGACGGCGGCAAGCGTCCCTTTGTAAGCCGCGTTCTCAACAAGGGAAACCTCGTGCAGACGTGCAGAGGTGATGGTGCGGGAGGTCGTCCCGTCCCAGGTGTCTTGGTTCACGACGAAGCCGATCGACATCTCGGAGACCACGCCGCGGCGGACGAGATCGCGGATCTCGTTGGCGCGCTGGGTGTTCCCAATGTCGGCGACAAACGCGAGTCCGCGCTCGTCCTCGGTAACGGTCAAGGTGCCGCTCTTGGTGTTCGCGAGCGGGTCGGTCTGGTCGTGCATCCACCAAAGGGAAACGTTGCCCTCGGGCTTCAGGGCGCCGGGCTTGATCTGCTCGCGGAACACGCGGCCGCGCTCGGAGATCGGCTTGCTCCAGCTGTTGAACACGGCGGCATAGCCGCGGATCATGCCGTCGCCGTTCTCGGTGAGCTGCGCTCGAATCTCACGCATTGGGGTCCACCTGCGGGTCCATAGAGACGTTTGGATCACTTACGCCAGAAATCACTGGCTTCGGCTCGTCGAGGCCGGGCCACGGCGCGAAGCCGAGGCGGATGCGGACGTCGTTCGGTGCGAGGGCGCCGACCATCAACAGACGCGCGTATGCGCTTCCTGCGGTGCGGAAATCGCCCTGGGTGATCGGGGAGAAGTCGAGCGCGACCTTCGTGCCAGGCGCGGCTAGCTTCGAGGTGACCTCGGCCATCCAGCTCGCGCTCCACCCGAGGAGCGCGTTGCAATACATTTGCGCGATCTCCGGCTGGGTGCGGGCGTCGCTCGCGTCGAGCATGGCGGACGGGATGCCGAAGATCGACGCGACTTCCTTTGCGCCGGCGGCGCGGGCGGCGGCGAGGTCGGAGACCATCGTCTGCGCTAGCTGCTCGACCTTCATGCCCTCGCCGACGAAGATCGGCGTACCGACCGTCGCGGCGGAGCCGTGCTGCGCCATGAACGCCGTACGCATCGCGTCGCGGACGGCCGGCTGGAGGGCGCCGGGGTGACTGAAACTCAACTTCCCCAGACCGCCACCCTGCGAAATGACCTTAAACGCGGACTCGAGGGCGGCGAGGCCCTCGAGCGTGGTCGAGGCGGCGGCGAGCGGCGAGGTCCCCCAGTAGGGATTCCCAGGCGTGGGGAGCGCCTTGAAGTGCAGCACGAAGCCGTAGTCGAACGGCTGGCCCTGGTAGCTCCACGCGATCGTCCCGTCCGTCTGCTGCTGCATCGAGACGTCGGCGGTCGCGATCGGCCGGAGCGCGATCGGCGCGCCGGACGTGTCGACGACCACCACGGCGAACGCATTGCCGGTCGTGAGGGTCTCGGCGACCATCCACCGCCGGAGGTCTGTGCCGGTGAGGACGTCGCCCCACGCTTGGCCGGAGAGGAGGTCCACCGCCGAGGCGCCCTCGACGTGGTTCCCGTCGCCGTCGGTGACCGTGACCGGGCATCGCGCAATGTCGGACGCGATCGTATGGATGCACCGCTGGACGGCGGGGATTGAGTCGATTGAGCCGGAGTACCAATTCACAGGCGATTCCCACGTAACCGCGGGCATCGAGCGCTTGAAAAGGCGGGACCAGAGCGACATGCCCGCATTTGCGAGTATTGCGGCAGCGTTGTCTAGCCCCTTTCGCGGGACTCCCGCGGAGATTGCTAGAAGGAGATGCGGCTGGCGTCCGCGCCGTACATGGACTGCGCCAACATCTCGCGGTCGTTCATCACTTTCACCGCCATGCAACACGCCGTTACGGCGTCGATGTTGCCGCGGCTTCGACCCTTGCTCGGGACGAACAGGCCCGTGTCGCCGGAACGTAGCACCGTGTGCGCGAGGTTCGCCCGGAGGACCGGGTCCTCGTCGAAACAGATGCGCTTACCCCGCACCATGTCCGCCCAGATGGCCCACGCGGACCCCATGAAAACCACGTGCTGCGGCGCCCTGCTCCATTGCCAGCCGTGCTTCTTCTCCATGGCCTCGCACCAGGCGGGCGCCTTGCCGGCGGGGTCGGCCACGAAGAACTTAAGGTCGACGTGCTTGGAGATCGCCTCGAGCTGGCGCTCGATGATCGAGTAGTCGATCGTGTTTCCGCACACGGTGAGGAGGTTCCGGTCGCGCCATTCGCGGAGCGGCTGGCGGCTCTTGATCTCGTCCGCGGCAATGTCGTTCCCCGCCCAGTAGTGCCAGCTGCGGGAGAGAATCCGCTGCCCGTCGAACACGGAGACGTTCATCGAAGTCAAGTCAAACTGGCTATCGCGGCCCCATCCGCCCTGGCTAAAGTCGATGCCCACCATGCCGGGGAGGCCTCGCGCCCGCTCCCAATCCCACGGCTCGACGCAAGCGTCGTAGAGGCCGAGCGGGAGACCGCCGACCAGGTCGTCGGCGAAGGTCGCAAGCTGCTGCGTGTACCACTCCTCCCGCTTGCGCGGGTCGCCGGTGCCGAGCGTCTGCTGCATTACAAACTCGTAGTCGGCATGGGTCGCGTGGACGCCGATGGTCGGGCAAGCCTTGATCCAGGCGGTCGGGTCGTCGGGGGCGTCGTCCGAGTCGATGCCGTAGACGATTCCCACCGCGCCGATGGGCATCTTCTCGCCGTGGTCGAGGGACCGCTCGATGCCGCGGATCATGGTTCCGTATGGCTTGTCGTACTGGTTTGCGTCGGGCGTCGTGATGACGAGCATCTGGGCGCCGCGTACTTTCGTAAGGCTAGTGATGGCACGGGTAAACGTCTCGTCCATGCGCGCCGCCTCGTCGCAGATGACAAGCGTCGGCGAGATTCCGTCGGCGTTCTTGACCGTCGACGGTCGGCACTTGACCGACCCGCCTGGGTGCGTGGAGAGCGCCACCGTCGTCGCAGTCTTGCCGCCAAAAAACTCCCACTCCGTGTCCTCTCCGAACGCCTCCGCCATGCGCTTCTGGACGATCGCGGCCTTGTCCATCTGGGTCGCAAGGACGACGACCTCGCAGTCCTTGCGTCCAGCTGCGGCCGACTCCTCGACCAGAAACGAGGCGACCATTGCGGCCATCTGCGTTTTGCCGACGCCGCGGGCGACCTGGAGGACGACAAACCGGACCGCCGGCACCCCGGCGCGGCGCCACGCCACCAGGTGCGCGAACACCCACACCGCCCACGGCATCAGCTCCCACCCGTAGCGGTCCCTCGAATGGGCGACCAGGCGGTCTAGCCGGTCGCCGTCCCACTCGTCCGCCGCCCTTGCCTCGAGGTAGCGGACCGCCTGGACACGGATGCGGCGGTTCGTGACGACATCGCCGGCGACAACCGCCCGCGCGTAGGCGTCGGCAATGTCTAGACCGCCAGATGGCGCCCCCCTTGACGGACGTTTCGCCTTTTTGGACGGTGCCTTACGCGATGG